ACAAACCCAAGGCTAACAGGCTGACTATTCCTAAGACCAATAAACTTTCTAGCATAGTAAAAGCCCTAATCCGAAACTGTTTGACTTGTCTTTTGTTTTGCATGATATTCCTTATAGGCTTTTGCTTGCTCAGCAGTGATACGTCCATCTGCCTGTAATTTGCTTAGACTAGCATCTTCATTTTTAGCCAGACTATACAGTTCTGCTTGGCTTTCTACCACCTTGACGACAGCTGCTTTCCCCTTATCATTGACTGCATCCTTTTGCTTAGTAAGATTTGGCACAAACAGCAAGAGTAGGACGCTAATGATAAGCAACACCACCAACATTTCAATCAAGGATACTAAAATTATTTATAAAAACTACTTTCAGGCCAATTTTGTTGACGTCAACAAAATTGATAGCAACGCACTTTTAAGCAATAACATTTCAGAGCAAACAAAAAAACCACAAGCATAAGCCTGTGGTTTCTGTGTGTATAACTAATTTGAAATTCTTTCTATTTGAATTTTTTTATTTTGGCTATTTATCTGTGATAGTAATTAAACCATCAGGTTCAACCGTGAATGCTGGTTTTTCATCCAAGCGACCGTCAGGAAGAAGTAGGTACCAGCCATCATTGTACTTAATGAAAGTATCTGATTTCATGTCACCGTTGACTGAATCACAGTAGTACCAGTTGTCGTAGTATTTAATCCAGCCAGTTTGCATAGACCCATCACGATTGAAGTAATACCATTTATCTGCAATTTTCTTCCATGATGTAGCCATATACCCGTCCTTGTCGAACCAGTACCAGAACCCATCGGTATGTTTCAACCAACGTTCAGCGTACATGTAACCATCTGCGTCAAAGTAGAACCAAGATTTGTTCTCTTCGATATATTCGAATCGATCTTTAGGAAATGTTCCGTTTGGTCGTACAAACCAATAGCCCTTGTCGTTCTTCTGCCAACCTTTTTTCACTTCTTCCGGTTTAGCGTTTGAATTGGTCAATCGGTAAGCGTAAAAATAAGGTTGACCTGCAGAATACCAAATATCGTCATGGTCGTTAACAGTAATACCGTTACGAGCATAGTTGCAGTGGATAATATTATCTGAATCTACAAACATACCTGTATGGCCGCCTGCACCACTAGAGTACCCACGACGACCCCAAATAAAGATATCTCCACGCTTGGCATCCCAAGGTTGGTTCTCAGAGATGAGCTCATAACCGTTTTTAATCAACCAGTCGTGTTCGTACTCAGTATTGACCGCCCAACCTGCTGACACTGCTCCAGCTTCTCGCAATGCATAATATACAGATGATGAACAATCATATGAATAAGGTCCATCACGATGATCCATGCTATAAGTCACATTTCCTTGTCTTGCTCGCATCCATGCAATAGCATTTTCAATATTAATTCCCATTTATTTATTTTTCCTTTCATTTATGGCAATGTTGTAGGCCAAGGCTCACTTGTTAAGTAAGATATAGAGCTGATACGGATGTCACCGATGTCCCTATCAGTAGGTACAGGGTCAGTGAATTGGAATCTCAACATATTACTGTCGCCTGGCCCACCAAGGTACCATGTGCCATACGGGGTTCCCTTGTCGTTATAAATACCACCAATAAGACTAGACTCTGACCTAAAACCTTGAGGGACTCCACCCAATCCTAAAATATAGCAATTTCGTTCTCTGTCACTACCTTGTGCCTCGTATCCTACACCACCTCTACGAATGACGCCGAACCAACCCCACGAAAGACCGCCAAATTGGTAAGTAACTAAATCATTTCTTCGTCTAACTTTCAAGAATGAGTTTCCGAGTTTAGATTTAATATTTAAAGTTCTCCAACCTGTGTCACCAGTCAAGACTTCCCAGCCTTGATTGTTGTTACCAGTTCGTTTTATCCATTTCAAAGCGCCATTTGTTACTGCGGTATCAACGTAAGTAGTCCCGACTGGTGCTGTAACCTTGCCATTAGGCATACCAGTACCGTGGATTTCATACTCATTGGCTTGTCCAGTATTCCCGCTTGTTGAAGTGGGAAGCGTTACATTTCCTCCGCCATCAGATAAGATGAGGGTGTTTCCTGATAAAGTCAACTTTTGAGGATTTTTAGGAATAGATGCAAGTTGTTCTTTTGTTGCGTATCCTTCCCCTTTTTGCTCAATAGTAGAAAGTCTTTGTTTAACTTCAGTATCGTTATATGCTTGAGGGATTTCTGACTTCTTAGCATAACCCTCTAGGCTCTGATGCTGTGTAAGATAACCCTTGCTATTTAATACCTCGTTTGTTACAAAATTTGAAGTATCAATAGCTGGCTTGTTTTCTAATCGACTTACCCGCTCTTTTAATTCTGCATCATTGTACGGTTGCGGTATTTCTTGCTTTGTTGCATAGTTAGACAATGATTGATGCTGAGTTAGATAATTCTTACCTTCAAGTTCTTGTCTAGTTACTAAATTGCTAGTATCTTTTTCAGGCTTGCTCTCTAACGCTGTTAAACGCTGTTTTAAGACGCTATCGTCATAGATGGTATCTTTGTCCGCCTTTGTCTTTAAGGCTTCAATATCGGCTGAAATGTGGCTTATTTCACTACGAATATTGCTATCGTCATAAGTTCCACCTTGCTCTTTGATTTTTGCAAAGAGTTCGTCCAATTCCTGCTTGGTAACAACATCCTTAACGTTAACAATTCGCCCTGTTTCACGTTCAATAAGTGGTGTCTTAATTGCTTTGTCAATCTCACTCACATGAACATTGAACATAAAGCTATACACATCTGCTGACTGCTCTACTTTTTCAAAGTAGATGTAACCAATAACAGACTCATCTGTCGTGATCAATGATGTGTCGAATTGAACCGTAAACGAATTACCTTCAATTGTCGCTTCTACTTCCTGGTATCGCTTAGTGGTCTTAAAGTAGAATAAGCAGATAACCTTAGTAGCAGTTAATTCATCGAGTGTGAACTTAAACTCTGCATTATTTTTATCGTGGCTGTAAAACTCGTTATACATTTTTTCGATACTACGGTTACTAGATAAAACGGTTATTTTTCTTTCGATAACCTTTTTCAAATGCTGCCTCCTTTCTTTTAATAAAGAAAGAGAACCCAAAAAGGGTTCTCAACTATTATTGGTTCATCCATGCATCATTCATCTGCTTGACTGCTGACTCAACGAATGTATCGAGATCACTGTCGGTCATGTGGATGTTGTATTTGTTAAGCTCAGCACGAATTTTAATACGAGCTTGCTCTAGTTTCTCTTCGCCTTTATAACCAGTTTCAGCGGATACCTGCTCAACTGCATTTACAGCATTTTTAGCCAAGATTTCAACAATCTTGATTGTTTTCTCTCCGCCTTTTTGGATTAGGTATTCTTTGACAGCCTTAACTGCGATACCTACCAAGATAACTAGAATGCTGATAGCGCCATTAATTAAAATTTCATTGATTTGTTGCATCGTCTTTCTCCTTTACTTCAAGTTCTACTTCTACTTTGTCTTTTTGGTCAATGTTGACCAGCAACTGACCTATCTTACGAGCATTATCTTTCTTGATTTGATTGATATAAGGTTTTAGGGATTCTGGAAAAGCTAGACCTATCATCTCCCAATTTTCAATTACTGAGAATAAGTAATTGAACGAGAAGAACATAGTCCAAGCGATACCAAAACTACGAAAACCAAGCGAACGTGCATACATAGCTACTAGTAAGATAACAACAAAAACAATGAAATGTCTAATCAATCCCATTGTTCCAACCTTACTATCAAATCGCTTAGTTTTGAATGCCTTAATATATCCAGTTGTGATATCTAAAACCATCAACCAAAAAAAGAAATGAATGTATGGACTATAAGATAGGTTTTTTAAGTGTTCTAGTAATTCGTGAAATGCTAAATCTTGCATACGTCACCTCTTATTGAACAGGTTGTGTATCTAACTCGCTAGATGGTTTTTCTGGTTTCGGTTCAGTCCACTTCCAAATACCTAGCTTGCCGTTTTGTTCAAGACTCGCTAGTTCTTCGAGTTTTTGCCCTTGATACGTGAACGCTTCATTTACTTGAACCATGACGCGTCTTCCCTCTTGGAATTTCTCAACATGGTTTGGGTTTTCAAGAGTGAAGATTTCTTGCGGTTGGTAAGTCTTGCCAGTTTGTCCGAGGTCAACGAGTTCAAGCCCACGTTTGAAAACAGTCGGATCTAGTGGATTGTCTGTGTCTGTCACACGAGCCAATACTGCCCAATCTGCCACCGCCTTAACTTCTGCGATTTTAGCATCTTTCTCAGCAAGCTTGGTTTCGTATTCTTGAGCTTGTGTTTGCAAGTCTTCTTGAAGTTTCTTGACACCTTCAGCTGGATTGAACTCAGTCGTTACTTGAGCAATTACTGCCTTAATCAAGTCTTCATCCGACTCGTTCACACGATTACCAATTAACACACGGTCAAATGCCGTGTATGGTGCATCTTGACGAATTGCTACAAATGTACGGTTGTTTTCTTGTAAGTATTTGTTTACTACTTTAAAAGTCATATATTATTGTTCCTCCTGTGGATTATCTAATTCTTCTGCTACTTTGTCGAAAAGAGCCTTTAACTCTTCATTTGACTGTAAGACTTTGTTGATTTTTTCAAGTTGGCTGTGGGCTTCTTTAAATTGTTCCCGAGCTTCGTCACGTTCAGCAAGACTAAACGCTTCTGTAATCGTCTTGTTTGCAAGTTGAATGCCTAGATTATTGATAACCTTTTCTTGTATGTTCATTCTTTACCTCGTTTTATCTCATATCATAATATTTATTCTCTTTATATTTAAAATTATCAAATATCGTTTTAAAGAGAGTAAGTAAATTGTAACTTGGCCCCGTTGGCGAAAACTGTAGCCAAGTCCCCTCTCCATATTTCACAAAAAACGGCTGATAAGGAGCAGACGCTCCTTTGTCTGAATGATTGACGATAATCCTAAACGCATGGTTTCCACGCATATAGATACCGACACCACCACCGTTATCACCACCCAGCGCTCCCCAAATGTCATTATTTGAGCCTTTGAATGCTATACCGCCAGAGTCCCACGAAGTCTTCCAGCTTGTAGGGTTACTTTGCATTGTTATTCGTCCTGCGTTTAGGTCAAAAGTTGAGTTGCCATTCGTAGATGTGAGCATCCCACCCTTGATATGATTGGCTGTAAAATCAATGGACTGGATTTTAGTAATCGTCGCTTGTTTCGCAAACAACTCATCGATGAATGCTTGTTGTGAAACTAACTTCTGAATGAATGCAGTATCAAACTTAACCTTCTCAGCTGTAACAGCTTCAGCTCCTAAAATATTAGTAGTGACTGAACCTGCTTCAAAGTTAGCAGTTTTGAGTTTATCAATCATAGCCGATTTAATAACTGCATTGTCAATTAGCGTATCACCTGTAATATGAGTCAACTTACCAACGAATCGATTATGACCGTTAGCACCAATATTGATACCATTGATTATGTCGCCTGCACTGTTCAAATTTTGGATAGCGTATGAACCAGCAAGCTGTGTGACTTGTGTTCGTGTTGCTTCCAAGCCTTGAGCGATCTGAATCGCTCTTGTCTGTGCATTCGTAGCAAGTCCTTTAGCTTCGTCTGTGATTTTGTAAGCATCGTCAAATTGACTTGGCTTGTATGGTCCAGTTCTTGAACCACGAACCAAAATAGGCTCTTTAAATTCAATCCAGCCATTCTTAGCAAGGTAAATATAGAATGGATAGTTTGCATCCTCACCAAAAGCAAAATCTTCTTGGACTGTGAAAGTTTTTTGAAATTCCTGCCACTCATTGAGAGGTGGTCTATCTTGGCCAATGTTAGACCATAAAAGTATTTTATTTAAACCGTGGTTTTTGACGTTGAAAGCGAAAGAAACATCTGGATATTCTCTAATACGATATTTAAATCCGAGCGTATAGGTTTCATCTTTATATATTTTTTTAACGTAAATAGGAAGACTAAATCCTGACCAGTTATAACCTGTAAGTCCCTGTGCCTTTATCGTAAACGCGCCATCACTAACAGATATTTCTACGTTTGGATTCTGATTGCCAGTCAAGGTATGCTTGTTCATCGTCATGGAATTCACAATCAAGTTATTATCGTCTGTGACGTACTTACCGACTTCCGTTTGGAATACTTGGTTACTCATAACCAAACGTGAAACGTTGTTTGATACATCGTTTTCAGTACCGCCAATAATTCGCTCGTATAATTGGCTGGTCTCTTTGACACGTTGAAAGTCTGCTTCATTGACCTTACCAGCAATTTGACTTGCAATGTCTGTAATACGTCCGTCAATACCTTGCTTGTATTCTGCTAGCTTAGCTTCATTATCTCTTGTGAGCGCTTCAAAACGTTGTCTCGTCCCTTCTACGTTCTCTGTGAAGGTGCTTTTAGCGACATAATCACTTGATAATCGCTCACGGATAGCAATAATCTGATTAGTCGTTTCTTCTCGAGAGTAGCGTTTTAGCTCATCTGATAACTTTTCCTGTTCCTTTTGAGCACTTGTTTTAAAAGCGTTTAAATCTCTGATGTTAGCAAGTGCATTATTTCTAGCTTCTTCTGCTAGAAATGTTGCTGCTCCAGCTTTTCGCAAAGCTTCTTCTGCTTTGGCTTTAGCTTCTTCAAATCCTTCTGGGCTAAAGTCGTGAAACTTTCTGTTGATCTCATCAGATAAAGCACGCTTGTTTTCTTCCGCTTTGGCGTTGATAGCGTTCACTTCATCCGTGAATTGATTGGTTAACTCTTCTTTTTTACGCTCAAAAGCAAGGTCAGCATTCTTGATTTCTTTTTCAAGTCTTGCTTCAAAGATATAGGTCTCATTCTTCACTGCATCACTCACGACATTCCCAATTGCATGTGCAAGACCAGATTTAAACTCACCAAAACCAATAGACTTCAATTTCTTAGCCATCGGTGAGTAGGTGTATTTAGTGATTTTCTTCCTTACATCCAAATCGAATGTTTCATGATAGATACCTACCACATCAAACATCTGTACAGGTACATCACTCTGACCGACAACATCAATTTCAAGGCTATCTTCCATCAAGTCACATAGGCTAGTTCTGAAATACTGCTTACCGTATTCTCTAAGGCTTGCTTCATCCTTGACATCTTGGTCGTTGACTTCTACGACATCTTCATAAATCTGACTGTATTTATTAATCAGTGGACTATCGACAACCACCTTGTAATGCTTATCAACTGGATTTTCTCCCTCGCCACGGACTGTGGTGATGAAAGTAATACGTGTTTTTAAAGACTTAGTAGAGGTCTTATGCTGGTAACTAGATAGGTTTTTCTTATACATAAAAAGCGATTCATTCTCTGAACCGCCATTTTTTAATAATCGTACTTGATAACCATGTCTGACTAAATCACCACCCCACAAACCAAGGATAGAGTGCTTATCCTTGGTGAGTGCTTCCATAGCGTTCTTACTATCAATGTTAAAGGTGTGTCTATCATCGATATCCGAAAAGAACGAGAATGGATTTTCACGAGTGATACTACTATCGAAACTACTTAAAGCAGTCGAACCAGTCACTCTATCCAAAGACATTGGATTGACAACGTAGTGATTTAACATTGTCATTACTTGGTTGGCATAGACTTGAATATATCCGTGTTTCTTTTCAACTTCAAAAATCACAAAATCTTGCTCACCGTGTAGATCATCAGCGGTCAAGAAAGTTTCTTCTCTTAGTCTTTGCCACAAGATATTGTTTGTTGGAAATTTAAACGTTAATTGATAGGTACTATTTCCTTCTTGACCGATATCATCGTCGTAGGATGCATTAAGAGGTATATTTCCTTCTGTTAAATAAATCATACTAGATACCTCCAATTAGGGCGAATAGTCACCTTACGCACATTCCCTGTAAATGTAACACCACTATTACCAACAGGTATTTCAAAGAACCCACCACGCTTTCTGAGAGTGTTCTGCACCGCTCCAGTAGCATTGAAGATGTTTTGTTTCCCTTGCCTACAATCAATCGTAGCTTTTGTGTTGACTGTTAGATACATAGTCTTTTGACCAATCGTAAGTGATACATCACCACTGCCTTCAATCTCAATGATAGGCTCTGAATAGACTGTACCGATGTTATCAATCGTTCCAGCGCTTGTTAATACAACTGGTGCGACTTCCTTTGGATATCGGAACGGTTGCATGTCTAACTTGATTGCTAGTTCCCAGCCATACATACCTTTTGGAGTGATTTCAGTATCTAGTAAATCAGCATAGAACACTGAATCTGGTTGATAACTGAATTCTAATTGGTTTCCAACTGCTTTAAATTTCTCAATCAAGGTTGCTAAATCAGAAAAGCGCTCAAAGAAGATACGAATTGTTCTTTCATAATCCTCAAAAGCGCCATCTTCTTGATTGTAGCTACCATTCATACCGTATGGTTTTGTTTGTTCAGAGAAACGAGGAATGGTAGAACGGATTGTTCCAAAGTCCACGATCACACAATTCCTTAAACCAGTCGTTGTAAAATCATTGACCTTTAAATAATTTGACATTAAATACCCTCCCTTCTCATGATATGACCTTGGTATTGATAAGAATTTTCTGCGATAACTTGACCGTCTAAGTAAGTATTGAAATCTTTATCAAGCAATCTACCAAGCAAGTTTTCTACGCTTTCTTTCAAACTAACCAATTCAGATACTACTGCTTGACCATTACCGTTGCCGTAGTCAGCAGAATAAGCTGTACTTTGATAGCCACGTTGACTATTTCGAACGTTGACACTTTGAATTCGTCTACTTAGATGTGAGATTTTCGTATCTTCAAAACCAATTCCTTTTTCATAGTTTGGAATACCTAAACGGTTCATCAAGCTACGAGTTTTACCAGCTCGCATGACTTTTGAACCTGGAGGAAGTGGTAAGACTACGTTACGACCTTCTGGAATGAAGGAAGTACCGTCTGGTAATGTTACCAACTCTTTATAGAGCGTACCTCGTTGGTCGTTGACTGTTGCAAGACCTCCTGGGTGATTATCCGTACCTTTTGCGTGTCGTTCAGTAAAATGTCGTGTGATAATATCAATAAACTTAAAAGCTGGCAATGAAGCTAAACCTGACCATACGCTATTGATCGCGCTGCTTGTGTTGTCTCGTGCGTTAATATCAATTGGTCCGTTTTGTCTAACTGCATTTACAGCATATTCTGCAGAGTTTGCTTCACCTTGCGTTCTGTTGATAGCATTAATATCAATTGGTTTAAATTGATAAGGAGAGTTTACGCTCAAACTTGCTGATTGTGATTCTCCTGCTGTATTATCATTGGCAAAAATGCCAATTGGCGCTTCTTGTTTAGGAGAGTTCACACTAACGATTGCACTATTAACTGCAGCACCAGTGTCATCTGCTGCAGTTAATGACTTGGTTAGAGCTGGCGCTAAGTTCCACTCGCCAATCTTATCGATTGATAATTGACCGTTATATAAAACATTACCAGGGTTTACTTGTAAGTCCTTTGTAAATGGTGTAAGAGCATTCCAAGTAGTCAATGTTTCAGTAGAACGAGCCACTGCATCTCTGAACTTATCATCTGTTGCAAGCAATTCTTTTTGCTTAGGTGTCAGAGCTTCATAATTCGTAAGAGCTTTTGTAGCCTCATCTGCCTTGCTCATGATGTCGTTGTTCTTCAAAAGAAGTTCTTTGACCTCAGCTGGCATATCATTCCAAATCTTGAGGTTTTTCTCGCTATCAAAGATAGCTTGTAAACCAGCTTGATTTTGAACAATTAGTTGTTTCTCTTCAAGGGTCATAGTTGACCACTTGCCAGATTCTACAAGGGCTTCTGCAATAGTAGCACGAGCATTTGAGTTGATTTCTGCAGTTTTAGCAATGAATTGTAGTTGTTCCCAACCTTCTGCAGATTTAGCTGCTTCTCCAATAACTTCCTTAACGTTGGATTTAATTTCAAAATTACCATTCTTGTCAATATTCCCAACAAGCAAAGACCAAGCATCATTTGCTTCTTTAACTTCTTTACTCATTTCGCTGGTATATTTAGCTAGAATACTGTGAGAATTTCCAGCCTTTTCAGATGCTTCTGCAGCTTTCTGGCCAATTGCTTCATAAGATAGACCATATTCCTCCAAAGCTTTTTTAGCTTCTTCCCAATAGTTCCAGTTTTGACCAGTGCGGGCTTTAACTTTTTCATCAAGAGTTTTCATAACTTGATAATACTTAGTACCTAAAGCTTCCATAGTTTGAGTGTGGTTTGCTTCAAGTTCTTGCATTTTCTTGTTATATGTTTCTTGATCAACAGCTTTACCATCGAGTAACTCTTTCCACTCGCCCTTTTGATTTTCATAGAGTTTCTTCTCTTCATCCATGGCCTGTTTCAAAACATCTCTAGTATGTTTTAATTGCGTTTCGTTTAGCGAGCTGATTTTACCATTTAAAGCTTGAAGTGCTGCTGTTTGTTGTTCCTCAGACAAACTCATCAATCTCAACTTAGCTTTAATCATCTCGTTTTGGTTATTTAAGATGATTTCTTTTTCTTCTTGAGAAAACTTACTAGCATCACCATTATGACGCGCATAAATTTCATTGATTTGGTTCATCATCGCTTCTGCATTTGAAACATATTGACCATTCTTCTCTCTAGCTCTAGCAATATCTTCTTCACTAAGACCCCATTTAGCGCCTAGTTCTTCCATTCGTTTGTTGCTTTGGTCTGCTGCTGCTTGAATGTCTTCATAAAGCTTTTTAAATGCTCCTGAAACTTTCTCAACATCTCCAGCATGTGTTCCAAAGTTTGCGACTGCTGTGCTTGTTTCGTCAACCGTCTTTTGGAAGTTTCTCAACTCGCCTTGTGCAGTGCTACTTAACTGTGAACCAAACTCTTCAGTCTTGATTCTTGCTTTATCTTTCTCGTTCCCAAGATAGACAAGACCAGCTGTTACTAAGCCAATACTACCAACTATCAATCCTAAAGGATTTGCAAGAGCGCCAATCGCACCAGTCATAGAACCAGCGCTAGTTGACATACCTGCCATTGCTGTTTCAGCAACACCAGCTGAACCAGCCAATGCATTTAAACCAGCTGGAATATTTGCAAGGTATTTAACTGATCCACTTAAAAAACCAATACCTTTTGACAAACCACCAATGGCCTTTGCAAAACCACCAATGACTGAAATACCACCACCTAGCAACTTCAAAGCAGGACCTAATGCTGCTGCAAATAATCCCCATTTCAAGATATTTTGTTGTTGCTCTGTCGATAATGAACTAAACTTCTTAGCTAATTCTGATAAATTTTCAATCCATGGTTTTGCTGCATTCAGCCCCTCTCTTAGAGCTTTAATTAATGGTCCTCCAAACTCGATTGCAATATCTGTAAGCTGATTTCTAAACATCTTCAACTGTGATTCAGTAGTTTCATAACGTTTATTCGCTTCATTGGTTAAGGCAGTATTTTCTTTCCACGCTTGGTTAGAACGTGCAACTGCTGCACTCATTTTATCCGATGCAAGGGCTAATGATTTCAGCATGTTACCTTGTCGGATTCCTTTCATTCCAAGGTCTGACAAAATTCCATCCATATTCTTCCCTTCATCATTGGCTTTTTGTAAACCTTTAATAAATGATTGTAAAGCTTCGGCTGGTTTCTCTTTCCAAGCTTGAGAAAAACTTTCTGATGTAGTACCAGCTATTTGAGCTATCAGTTCTAACTTCTCTTTAGCTCCTTTACCGACCCCTGATACCGCTTTACCAATGCCAGTAAGGGTTTGAACCATTGCAGTACCCCCCGCTTCTGCTTCAATCCCTACACTACTCATAGCAGTAGCAAGTCCTAAGATATCTGGAGCAGTTAGTCCAGCTAGTTTACCACCTGCAGCTAAACGGTTGGTCATCTCAACAATATCTTTTTCAGTTGTGGCAAAGTTATTACCAAGATCTACAACGGATGCACCAAACCTTGAATAATCTTCCGATGTCAACCCCATGATATTGGCGATTTTTGCGATTGCTGTTGCAGCTTCTTCCGCACTTAAGTTGGTTGACTCTCCCATATCAATCATAGTACGAGAAAATGAGAGAATATCTTCTGTCTTAATACCTAACTGACCTGCAACTTCTGCTACGTTTGCAATTTCAACCGCACTTGCTGGCAATTCTTTGGCCATTTGACGGATGCCATCTGATAACTTTTGATAAGATACCGTTGCGGTTTCGTCAACTGTTTTCTTTACGCCCGCGAACGCTGATTCATAATCGATTGCAGCTTTCACTACAAGACCAGCACCTGCTACAATCGGAGCAGTCACGCCTTTCGTTAGTGCAGATCCAAAACCAGAAATCTCTTTACCAACTTTACTGAATTTCTCACCAACTTCCCGTGCGCTATTACCAAACTTAGTGAAGGCACTATCATCGATATAAGCTTGTTTCATAGAACTAGCTAACTGTTGATAACGGTTTTGCAATTCAGCTACTTTAGCAGCAGTAGCTGTCATACTAGCACTTGCTTCAACTAACTTCTGTTTCTGCTCTGCAGTAGCAGTAGACACATCTCCAATACTTGCTTTTAATTGGTTGTATCGTTCACTCTGTGAACTCAATACCTTTTGATATGAGCTAAGAGCTGAACCAGTTTGCGATAAAAGTCCTTTTAAGTTGCTGATATTATTACCAGCACCTTTAAAGTTGTTTTCCATCGCTTTGAGGGAATTATCGACACCTTTTAAATAGGTTTTCAACCTCCCGACATTCGACTGAAAAGGAGCGACATCTAAGGTTGCAGTGGCGACTAATTCACCAATATTACTTGCCATTCATTCTCCTTTCTATCCAAAAAGGAATGGGAAGGCCTTGTCAAGGGTTGTTTCTTCTTCCTCTTGGCTTTCTTTTGTTTCTAAAGCCTGCACCATCAAATCAAAATCTGATAAGCGCATTCTTTTGATATCATGGATTGTATATCCTTGACTCATTAATGATTGAACCCAAACTAATAAATTATTTTGAGCTTCTTTAGGGCTTAACCCTTTTTCTTCTTTTTTCCTTTGGTGGTCTCTTTTTCTTCTTGTTTTCCACCGAGTGCTGCAAGATATAGATCATTCAATGTTTCAAGCGTTTCAACACTTGCACTCTTTAAATCTTCTGCATCGAATTGCTCACCGTACATTTTTACAAACATTTCAAGATATGCTTCATTCAACTCACGATGTTTAGCAGGGTTTAGAAAATCTTCCTTGTTTTCGTACAATGAAGTTTGTCGAACCTGGTGTTCCAAAGCCAACAGGTTGTCTTCTACATTTACGTAGTCTTTTGAAAATTCTTTCAACACACCTGCTTTTTTAAATTTAATTTCAAACATTATTAACTCCTTTTAAAAAATAAAGGCTTGGAATAACCAAGCCTATTCTTATGCATCTTGTCTTGCTGCGCCTGGTACAGCGGTTACTGTTCGTTCAGAACTAGCACCGCTTAAGACTTTGGGAAAACGAGTTTACGGAATTCAGTTTCTTGGAATTGTGGGTTATCTTCACGACCAACTACAATTACAAGGCCTTCATCGTCATCTCCACGAGCTACAAAGCTACCAGATACAGTATCGTTCTTAGGTTCTGGTGAACCGTCTTTAGTTTCCAAATCCATTCCTGGAAGTGAGAACTTACCTTTAAGGAGACCAACCCAGATACCTTTACCGTCATCACCAGTTGTACGGAACAAGCAAGCGATGTCGTTTGGAGTCATCTTCTTATTGTATTTTTCAACACCATTTTCAACAGTAATACCGTAGAAATCCTTACGAGCATCACTACCTAAATCAAGCCATGATACTTCAAGAGTTGTTCCAGTGATACCAGAAGACAATACTACGTATGGTCCATCATCTGCTGTGATAGTATTCAATTCATTTGTGATATCCAATTTTGCTGATTTCAAACCAGGAATTTTTTTAGTTTCTCCTGGTACAAGGTTTTTATCGTTCAAAACCCCATATTCAAAACCACGTAAACCAAATTTAACTTTAGACATTTATTTATTTCCTTTCATTTCTTCGAGATCACTCCAATCAAAAAGACGATATTTTCGGACATTCATTAATAGTCCAATATCGTCATCCATATATCGAGGTTTCTCATTTGCTGTGTAGCGTTCAAATCCACTACTTTCTAAGATTGTATCCATTCTTTTGGCGATTCGGTCAGCTTGCTTTGCATTCTTACACCAAAAGTTGATTGTGATACGTTGTTCCATTGAGATGATTTCATCATCTGCATACTTGTGAGGTGCTTCGTACGTTAAATAAATTCTTGCAAACGGAGCAAGTTCTTTTTGTTTTAAGTTTGTAGGTTTTTCAGGAATATCATAAGTAAAGATACCTTGTTTATATCCTGGAAATTCTTTACCTCTAAACTCATTGAACAGTTGATTTAACTTTTCATCTGCTACCAAAAGTTTGTATGCTTCAGTTTCAGCAATCATTTATTTTAGCACCTCCTTTATTTTTTGTTCATATATTCTTTTAGCGCGAGGAGTAACTGCATTAATAGTCTTTTCCTCGAAGTCCTGTGCTTTTTGATAGATTGTACCGCTATTTGGGTATCTAGCACGCCAACCAGTAGTACGACCAAAACCTATGTCCTTTGAAGGCGCACCACCTCCACCTTTGAAATTGCTGATTTTTATATCTGCTTTCAATCTAGTTGGTGTAGGTTCATCAGAAACTGGAGTATTTACTTCCAGCTCTTTCTCAAACTCTTCAGCGACCATTGTGACAGCTTCACGAGCAACCATAGGGGCTTTAACCTCCAACTTAGTGAGATTGTTTAGGCAAAGGTCTAATCCTTTTGTCATGACAACATCACTCCCTTAATTAAGTCAATTTCCTTATTTGCATGATCTCGTTCGATGGCTACGATTTGATATTCATTACAATCAAAATCTACATAACAAGAATTGTCAAAAGGGAGTTTTGGAAGATGACGAATTAAGAATGTTTTAGTGTCTTTATGTTCTACTAGTCCACCTGCTTTTGTGACAGTCGCATTTTCTCTAAAATCCTTAATAGATGTTTTAGAAACTTCTGCCCAGCAAGTATACAAGTCCTTCCTTTCGAAGTCTAGCACTTCTCCATCTTCATTCTGTCCGCCTATTCTTTGAAAAAAAGTAATGCGAACATTCATCTTACGTGTCCGCATTAACTTTCCCTCCTTGTCCTAAGCTGATGAATGATGTTTAGCACACCATTCGCCAATGGATAGCGCATGGTGTCTGCTGACATTCCTCGATGTTCGTATTCTTCTTTGACTTGCTTTTTGACAGCTAGTCGGAACTTAGCATAGTCCACTAAATCATCTGGGCTTAAGTCATTATCGATTGCAAAACAAATCTGCTCTTTTGCTGACTCGATAAGCTCAAGCAGTAAATCATCTTCGAAATCATAGTCGATTTTACAATACAACTTAACTTCCTCAAGAAAACCATTCTTTTTAGCTTCCATAAATCTAACCTCCAATCAAGGCTAGTAGTTGCTCTTTGGTTTGAGTTGCTGTATAAGAAATTCCCTTGCTATCTAAGTAAGACATGATGTCTGCTTTGGTGCTACTTGCGGTTGGTACTGCTAAAGTTACAGCTGACCGTGAGACACCCCCACTGACTGGGGGAGTATTAGGGCATAGTTACAAAGTAGCCAGCTTGGGCATCTGCTTTCTTAACATCAAAGCGCACAACTGCTTGCAAGTATTGACCGTAGATTTCATTATCAGTCCAACGAAGACCTAATTCTTGACGGTCAGCAAAGAGTACAGCACGTTGTACATCACCGATAAAGGCTTTAGCTTCACCAGCTTCACCAAGAACTGTGTCAGCAACTACGAATACTGGATGACCAAGGAAGGCTTTACCTGATGCAGAAACGATAGAATCTTGAAGCAAGTAGCGACCGTTCTTATCTTTCAAAGTGTCAAGTTTTTGGTAGAAACTTTGTGTAACTACAAATGATACGTTGTAAGCTGGGTCAAGATCTACATTCAAGATAGCTTTGATTGCATCCAAGTCAGCTGCGTTTTTAGCTTCAAATGTTTTCAAAACACCACCGATTGCATCGTTTGTAGTGTTTACTTTGATTTGGTTAGCTGCTTCAGCTACAATAGCAAGAAGGTCAACATCTGCATCGTCAATAGCTTCTTGTGAAAGTGGAATAGCACCACGGTAAGTTTTAACTTTCCAAGGAACATCTGTAAATTCTGGTTTAGCAAGTTTTGGATTCTTTTCCAATTCTTCTACGCTTGCCATCTTAGATGTAGCATGTTTAAGAATAGGATATGAACCTTCACCTTTAGCAGCTTTGTGAATAGTAGTGAATTGTTTAAGGTCAAGAACTGTTTTAACTTCACGCATTGGAGTAGTAACAATTTCTTTGCTAGTTACTTTTTCAGTTTCAGCCTTCTCCAATCCATCTTGTGTTGGATTTACTGCTTCATTCATAGGGATAAGAAGGTTTTTTCCTTCAAGTTTCAAGTTTGAATCAGCAACAGCACCTTTAGTACGTACCCATTCATTTACAGAATCACGGTAAGTTTTACCGTCTGATTTTACTTCATGTTTTTCAATAGTCGCTTCCATTCCAGCTCCTTCTTTTGCGATTTCATAAGTCTTCAAGTTGTTTTCTACTTCTTCTTTTTGTGATTTCAAGTTGTCGATTTCAGCACGGATTTCACGAGCCTTTTCGAGATCTTCAGTATTCAAAACAGATTTCAATTCTTCCGTTTTAACAACGATTTCAGCACCGATGTTTGCAATCTGCGCTTGAAGTTCTTTCATTTTTTCTTTAAACATATTTTGTTTATTCTCCTTTTCGGTATTAAAAAAAGAGCTTATAGCCCTTCAAGTAATTCTTCTTTTTCGATTTCTCGTAGCATATTTTGGATTTCTGACTTACGCTTGCTACGGTTAGCGTAGAAGTCATCAATAACTGCTTGTGGTAACAATCCATTCTCTAGGCTCGCTACTGCACCAATATCTTCAAAGGTCATCACTTCATCCGCAAAGCCTTTTTCAACTGCTTCACTAGCTGACATGAAGGTTTCATTCTTCATCATATCCAGAATTTCTTCTTCACTCAATCCAGTCTTAGCAACATACGCATTCACGATTGCTTGGTCACTAGATTTAAGCGCATTAGAAGCTTTGTCTAAATCATCGCTATTGCCAGATACAAAACCATACAGCGCTTTGTGAATCATTATCTGAGCTGTTGGACTGATAAGAACTTTATCAGCTCCCATTATTGCGACACTAGCAGCGCTTGCTGCCATTCCTGTTACTTCAACAGTTACATTCCCTGGATAGCTTTTTAAAGCTGTGTAGATTTCACTACCGACAGTAACAAGACCACCGTTGGAATTAACTTCCAACACAATATCGCTATTATCTTCTGGGAAAGAATCTGTGATAGCTTTAGCACTGACAGCTTCCAAACCATAGTAGTCGTAAGCTTCTTGGCTATTATTCGGAATCAGTGGACCTTTCATCTTGATTCTCTTTGGCATCCTTTGTCTCACCTCCTTTCATTGATTGATATTCTTCTTTCTTATCCAAGAAGACATAGTTCAAACTTGACTGGTAACGGTCCATATTTGGATCAGTAGAACGTTCCTTACCAAGTTCAATCAAGGCTTGGTTAGGTGTTAAGATTTGATTGTTTACAAGTTTTACAATCTCGTCTACATTTCTACCAGTCACGCTACGAGTGTCGAAGTCAACACGATACTTCCTACGCTCTTCATCACTAAATACTTTCAAAGCCAATTCGCTTGTGATTGCATCAAAATAGAATGGAAGGTCGTTGGTTACATAGTCTTCAGTCAACTGTGCGACAGATTGGTTAGGGCTATTAACCCCCAGTTTAAAACTAGGAACTCGAAGAGCTTTAGCAATCTGTGCAGTAGAAAAGTTATTAGATGTAATCAACTGTAAGACATTCGTATCAATTTCAAGTGGAGTGTATTCCTGTGTATCATCAAATACTAACGGACTGCCACCTGTCGAACCCTCACGCATCTTCTCAAAGTCCATACGGGCTTTTTTACGGGCTTCACCGTTTAATTGAGCACCTTTAAGCTTGATAATTCCACTTGAGAAACCATCTCTAAAGAACTTAATCAAGGTATTCAATCCACCATCTTGCAAGCTGATTTCATTCCCAAGAGAAAGCAATGGAGACCTACCAAGAATAGTGTCATGGCTAAAGAATTTCCAATGAATAACATCTTCTGATTTACACACGATTTCCTTGCCATTCAGACGGTCACGGAAAGTGTAAATCAATTCATGGTCATTAGTTTCTTCGACAGTCGTTTCAGACGGTCTAAAAAATTGAAACTCTAATGGTTTTCCACTGATTGGATCACGTAGAATACGAGAGAATGAATTACCAGTCAAAATTGTATTGACGGTCATTGCAAACTTCCATTGTCTAGCTGATGTATTACTTGTGGCTTTGACATTCAGTAGATAATTCATATCTTCATCTTGTTCAATATTACCCATTAAATCCTTTTTTAATAACGGAAAACGAGCAACATCACCAGCTATGATAGATACTGCAGTCAAGACATCGCTATTTTTTAAAGCAGATATACCAGTATATTCAGGACTTGAATTACCAGAGATTACCGAAGAGATATAATCGTCATAAGATAGTTTTGACGACCCTAAAGATTGAAAAAAAGTCATTTATTTTCTCACCTCCTTTCTGTTTTTGAGCATAAAAAAAGCACCAACTGGTGCTAGCGTAATTACTTCCAAAGATATTTTCCTATTTGCATAGAGAAATCTGAAGAATTATTTTTTGGTAGGTTGTAATTCAAAAAGAATACAGCATTCGACTTTGGTGACACTTCTTTAACTTCACCTTGGCCTGTCAATCCTGAAACCTCTTGCAATCCAATATAATTCAACGTTTCATCTCCAGCCTTTGCTACAAATTCTTTCGGGTTGAAATTGGATTTTCTATCTGTATTGTTTTCTAAAATAATTGCTACAGTAACTTGACCGTCAGATATATCCATCCCTCTTACTTCGATACTTCCTTCTTCAAATGTTATTTTCTCACCGAATTTTTTAGTTAAAATAACACCATTTTCACTTGATGATTGAGTGTTGTTTTGATTATTTTCTTTACTGTAAATTTCTTTTTTTGTTTGATCATAATACAAACCATGGTTTGTTAACGCATTTGTCAATTCAACATAATGTGAATCGATTACAAAAACCATAATTATAAGAAAAAAAGAAAGAAATCCAAACAATATGGTAGTCCAGAATAAAGGCTTTTTATAAACTGGGCGTTCTGGTTGTTTAACTTGTTCTTTTGTCATGATAAAACCTCCTAAAATTAGTTCATTATATCAAATTTTGTAAGGCTTTTCAAGGCTGTTTTGTTTTATCAATGTACGCTCCGAGAAAGCAGAGAATCAAGCCTGTAGCTATATATCCTATTACGTCCCCAATCAAGAACAAACCGTAAATCAAAAACATTAAACCAATTAACAATAAAATTGTGTGAATATGTTTCAATAACTTCAAAATAGCGAACCTCCTTCCAGGATTTTCTCATTAGTCCAATAACCACTTCCATCGAATGGCTCTAAGTAACAAGCAGCATAGGCATCTAATAACGCATCCAGAGGGTCGATTTTGTTACTATTTTTATTTTTATCAATCCTCATACCGTTATTATCAACTCTAGTGTATGCGTTGTTTACCGCCATTGTCAGTAACTGATTGCCACTGTGCTTTATTTTTCCTTGTCGCACATCATCACGAAACTGTTTCGTGGGCATGTTCAAGACCATGGTGGTTTGCGGTATCTGGACTAGTGGCCATTCTGGATGTCGTTTTTCAATCATAGTTAATAGTGAACCGAATTGATAAGGGTCAAAGAAAATACCTTGCAATTCCCACTCATTTTCGTATACCATTTCCTCGATTTTCTCAAGCACGCGCTCATCATCGATAACTCCACTTTCAAGGGTTGTTATCTCACACTCACCAGCTCTTTCTAAGTTGGTATAAGAAACACCATCTCTTTTTTCTTTTGCAATCAAGCCATATTTCGTGGCCACAAAAGAAAAGCTGTCTGCATACCAATAATCATCCATCATGACCATTGGAGAGATAGAAAATAAGTCACTGGACCTACCAACATCGACTCCTAACCAAACTCTGCGCTTTCTTGTGTCAGGCTTATCTATTTTCGCTTTTGCCCAGCTTTCTTTATCCATGTAAGATTCTTCTGATGATTGTCTCCACATGTTGTAGTTTTTAACCAGGATTTCATTTATTGTTCCTGTCTCAAGTGCCACCTTCCTACGTTTTCGTAGGTAGTCTATCATCTTTTTACGTAGTGCCTTGACTTCAAGGATTGGATTTGATTTTATCCAGTTCTTTTCATCTGCGATTTCTTCTTCATTATCCTGTTCAGCAATGAAAGCAAAGTATTCGTCATTCTCAACTTCTTCATCCAAAAGTTTCTCAATATACGCATACTCGATTGTGTGCATTGGTACGTTTAAATCAAATCCAGCTGTTGAGATAATCAAAATCAACGGATTGTCTAACTGACCTTGACCAGATTCGAGAAGCTCAATCATTTCATTTGTTTTAGATGCTGCAAATTCATCTAAGATACCAACATACGGTTCAAATCCATCGACTGCACCAGTTTCACGACTCAATGCACGTACGTAGCTTTCATCGTTCAAGTTACGAAGTTCATCTCTGACTATCTTCGTAGCCTTTCTGATATCTGCATTCTGGTTTCTCAAAGCATCCAACTGCTTACGGATCATATCGTAAGCAATACGTGCTTGTGAACGGTCATTCGCTGTACAAAACAATTGTCTACTCATCGCTGGGTTACGACCAAACAAAAACTCATATAAAGCAATACCAGCTACTAAAATAGTCTTACCATTCTTTCTGGCCAAGCTGATTAGAGCTTTTTTGAATCGCCTGATAGATGTATCGGACTTTTTCCGCCATCCGTACAAACTCGATAAAATAAATTTCTGGAAATCTGCTAGTGGATATGGTTTTCCAGTTTTGACATCTGGGAGCATTTCAATAAAATCAATCGGATTCTTTGCTTTGTCAGGTAGATAAACATATGGAAAGTCTTCATCATCTATACGCTTTAAATCTCTTAAATGGCGCTTACAAGCTTTAATAACTTTCTTACTAGCTATGATTTCACCATTTACGACTTTTGAAGCGTATTGATAAGCTACATCTTCCATTGTTTCACCTCCTAACTACCAAATTTATCGAAAATACTCTCTTTTTTTTCTTCGACTTGTGGCACAAATAACTTCATGCGACTGTCAACTGTCAATCCTAATTGTGATGCTGCTTTAGTTAAGTTAGTCGTTGCACGCTCTAAACTATATAGCATCTTATTAGGCAAAACTTTACCACTATCTGTTTCAACTACATATCCCTCTTTCTGCAATCCACGAGATATTTCTTTATAGACTGCATACCAGGTACAGTACGTTTCTAATACTGCTCTATCTAGATTTCTGAGGGGTAGCTTTCTTAAATCTTCAATCACTCGTTTGTATTCAGCTTTTGCGATTGGATCAAAATGTTTTGGTGGTGTTAATTGCAATGCATCCAAACCATCAGAAGCCTTTTCTTGTATGGTTTTTCTTGCAATCTTCTCTTCTTTTGTCAAATGCTTCTTATTGCTTTCGACAATCTTCATTTTTCGCCCCATATTCTCCTCCTTTCTGCCGACCTCGAATTTTCAAAAAGGGAATTTTTCGCACAGAAGAGGGCGGCGTTCTTATATCCGAACAATACCTACCCACGTTATAAATAATAGGGGGGCATTTCCGTACGTTTTGCAGTGCGTTTCCGACCGTTTCGCCCTTTCAAGTTCTGTTTTCGTTTGCTTTTTGATAACGTTTTTAATTATTTACCGCACAATCAATAAGAATACTTCTCTTTGATTGCTTTCTTATCATTACATTTCTTACAACTTGCTTGAAGATTACTTCTATCTAATCGTTTCGACCAGTCTTGCTTCACACTGATGATATGGTCAGTCATGGTTGCTTCACCTCCACACATCGCACAAACATAATCAGCTTCAAGTAATACTTGTTTACTTGTTTTCTTCCAGATTGTTGAGTTGTAGAACTGTTTCACATCCTTATCATACTTCCATCGGTTGCGATTATAGTTTGTGTACTCCTCGTTGCGACTATCGTAGTCAACGGATGTTCGCCTTCCGTTTAGAATTGTGAGTCTCTTTGGTTTCATTATGCTCCTTCTTCAGAGGATAAAAAAAGCCAGCGTTAAGCTGACTGATTTTCATAAGGACTTCTTAAAGTGCAAGGCGACTGCAAAGCCCTGCGGAGAACCAATAGTATACTGTCTTTTTAAATTTATTTTTTTGCAGTCTTAAAGGCGACGGCTGGAATCGAACCAGCGGAGCAAAAAGTTTGGAGAGCTTACCATTTTAAAATTAAAGAGATTATAGAACCTTTCGTCGCCATAAAGGGCGTGATGCCCTTTGGTAAAAAATATATAGGAGTCTTTCAGCCTTTTGCTGATACTAACATAATATCACTTAATTAGTGCCATTTGGGTTCATTAGTGCCATTTTTTGATAGCGCTTCTTCTTATTCTCTTGATAGTGCTTCGACTACATCTGAGTTCTATCTGCACCTCTTTCCACGATAAGCCATCAATATACAGTAGTCGCATGACCATATTCTCAATAGGGTCTTCTAAACTCTCAATCCAATCTATTATTTTTTTTCGTTCTTTATAAATTTTATTGATTTCCTCATAGAGTTCTCTTGTTCTATCGATTATTAGAATATTTATATCTTCTGTTCGATTATCAATCGATGGCGATTTAGGCATACCATTAAAAGACTGACCTTTAACTATTCCTGAATTAAGCTTGACGATTTCATTATGCAATGATCTAATTTTAATATCATCAAAAGGCAATTGCTTTAATCGTTTTTCAATATCCGTCAATCTATCCCTCCCCTATCAATACATTCATAGGTAAGTTGAAGTATGTTGCTACATCTTCCACTTGATACAGATTAGGTCTTGCCTTGCATGTTTCCCATTTAAAAATATCTGATTGACTATATCCTAATATGTCACCTAGTTTTTCTTGCGATAATTTATTATCTTTTCGTTTTTGTTTTAGCATGAATGCAAATCTTTGTCTTTGTTTATCATTTAATCTTTGCTCGTAGTTCATCTGGCAAATCCTCCTCTTTCACGAACGAACCATCAATCCAGCGACCTTTACGGTCTTTGATTTCCTGATAAGCCAGTTCAAAACATTCAGCATAGTCATATCCAAGATTTTTTAGATACCCAATACAGCGTACTAAGTTGTGTCTGCATAATTCCTTGCTTGCAAATCCTTGTGAGAGTTGAAACTCACTGATATTAGCATTAAGAGAGATGAAACTTTCCATCACATCTTTTTTTCTAATGCTATCAGATTCTTCAAAAATCTGATTTACATCTTCCTTAATCAACAAGGCCAGACCGACAATCACGACCGCACAATCTCCGATACTATCCTTAGTGACCTTCTCATTTTTCTTGAGATACCCAGCGCATAGTTCACCGAACTCTTCACTGAGTTTTAAAGACTGCTTGTCTAGTCGTCCACCGTTTTCTAGGTCACGATCAATAAACCATTTCTTAACATTTTCTAGTGTATTCATAACTCGATATTATCTCCAATTTCTGTATTGTTGTATTTCTGCTCACTCACCACGAACACATTCCCGTTTACAGTGATAGTGAACAAATTTCCGATTTTTCGTTTTTCTTCCACCTTGCCAGTAATCTGATATTTACTATCAGCATGATAGACTAGCAAGGGTTTCTGTACTTCACGTTGCATGAATAGCAAGCAAGTAGATAATAGGCAATAGCCAATTAAGAAGCGTTTCAATCTGTTCTCCCCTCTGCCTCGTATTGCAACCACACTAGATTTTCGTACAGTTCCCTCGCTTGTACTTTAATATCACTTAATTCAATAACATTTAAAAAATCAGAATTTCTTAATACCTCTGTCTGAATTTTTGTGATTTCCAGCATAATTTCTTTTGATATTCTCATCACTCAACCTCCACAAGTTCAATTCCTGGGCAATCGAGCACCCAAGCAAAATCGGAATATTCTAGTTCCTTTCGTGTAAATGTTTTATTTTTTTCACTATTGTCAAAAAAATGAAATCCAACTTCTGTTTCATTTAGATAATCATCTGTATTTTTTACCTTAACTTTGTATTTTGGTTCTTTCTCAGCATCGTAGCTGGTAACCCAGGCTTTGGCAAAAAGTTCTTGATTTTTTCTGTCATCAAGCCATTTCTTCACTACTTTGCCATTAACAGCATAGAGATGAATAGTAGTACTATCAAGTGCAGAACGCAAACTAAAATCATTTAAAAGTTGACATTTGAAAATCCAGTCATCTATAAAACTAGGTAGAAGCACTTTATTCGATTCTTGTCGAATCTTATCAGCATCTTTTAATTGATTTTCAACCAATGCTCCCTCAAGTTTACCTTGTTCGTAACCACTGCGATATTTCATTGAACCGTAGTCGCCCCCTAGTTCTTTAAGAATGGCATTAAGCCATATAGTTTGTGTCGTTGGGTCAAACCCTCTAATTCGACCAACAACATCTTTTAACTTGAACGGCAACGGTTCTGGCTCATCCAAAGACCGTAAATCTTTCAAAACCAAATCAACCGAGGTCAGTCTTTTCTTGTTAGCTTTCATTTTTTCGTACTTATTGATTAATTTTTCATTATTCATTCTTTACACCTCCTCAACTTCAAACAGTGGACTATTAAACACTTCACCAAAGCCTGCTTCTTCTAGTTCTTTGCGGGTAAATTTAGTTCTAAACGGATACCACTCACCACACCAAAATATTTTTCCATCTTTTTCGCACAAGATTTGAGCATGATTTTTATAGTTTCTAGCTTTTGGCATGGAAATGCGATACCGCTTCTCTTTCTCGACCTCGTAACCGAAAAGTATAGCTCTTATCAATCTTTTTCTGTTTTCTAAATCCCGAAATCCCTCACTCAAGCCTTTAAG